TTTAATAATAAGCAAAACGCAATTACGCTGACTACTACGGGAACAAGCGGTGCAGCTACCTTGGTAGGTGCTACGCTTAACATTCCTCAGTATCAAAGTGTGCTGACCAATCCCGTTACCGGAACCGGTACGGCAGGATACTTGGCAAAGTTTAGTGCTACGAGCACGATTGCGAACAGCGTGTTATTTGAAGGCAGCTCGGCAATTGGATTGGGTACAGCGAGCATTGACGCTTCAGCTCTTTTCCAAATGGATAGTACGAGTAAAGGTTTCTTACCTCCGCGGATGACACAGGCGCAGAGGGAGGCGATTGCTTCACCGGCACAAGGACTTATTGTCTATCAGACAAATGGTGTAATTGGTTTGTATATTTACAGTAATTCAGTTTGGCGAACACTTGGAATGATATAAAGAAATAAGATATGGCGAATTTAGCAACGATAAATAACAACATATTAGCAGATAGCGGTATTGATCCGTTAAGTCTTATTGTCGGTACGGGCACGGTTAACTATGTGTCTAAGTTCACCGCAGAGGATACTGTTGCTAACTCACAGATATTTGACAATGGTACGAATGTCGGGATTGGTACTGCTACTCCGTTAGTTAAACTACACGTTATTAATACTGCAGGCGTAGCAGCATATTTTACTTCATCAAACAATAGTGTACCTGTTTCATTATTTAATAATGGCTCAGCATTAGCTACAATAGGATTTAAAGGGACAACTACTTCTTCTGAGTTTAATGTAAGAGTAGGAGCAGATGCGAATGACTTTGTAGCTTATACAAATAACACCGAGCGAATGAGAATTACAAGCGGTGGGAATCTGCTTGTGGGAACTACAAGTGATGGGGGACAAAAATTAACAGTAAACGGGGATATTTCAGTAGCTACATTGGGAAGTAGTATTTATTTTGATACTACAATTATAAGAACTATTAGACAATATGTAAGTGGTAGTTTTGATTTTAATATAGAAAATCAAAGAGGCAATACAAGTAAAATTGTATTAAGTTCAAGTACAATTACATTAGGTTCAATGAGTACGGTTGCTATGACTGTTGATACAAGTAGTGGCAATGTAGGTATAGGTACGACTTCCCCGACATCCAAATTACAAAGTAATAACGCTTCTACCTATAATAGCTCTACACCATCAGGTGCAATTATAGCTTCTAATTTATCAAATGGAAATGGAATTATTGATATTGGAGTTGATGCAACATATTTGGGATATATACAATCAAGAAATATAACAAATACAACATTTTATAATTTATTATTGAACCCGTTAGGTGGTAATGTCGGCATAGGTACGACTTCACCTCAAGCAAAACTTGATGTTATTGGAGTAGGCGTATTTGGGACAATGACTTCTTCAAGAAGTACGTATTCAAATGGTTTATCTCTACAGAATAACACAGGGGAAGCGACAAGTTTATTCCTATGGCAATCCGGAGTTGCTTCAGCGCACATTGGTTCGCCTGCAAACAGCACAAGTCTTCATATTGTCAATAGTTATAATACGGGGCTAATAACAGATCCAAACTCTATAGTTTTAACAAGCACAGGTAAAGTCGGTATTGGCACTACTTCACCTGCTTATAAACTTGAAGTTTCATTACCTACAACAACATCTGATATAGTTCAAAGATGGACTTCACCAAGTTACGATTCAGTTGATTTATATATTGGTTCTTCACAAGCATATTTTGGAACTTTATCAACCACTCCATTGGCATTTAGAACTGCCAATACCGAGCGGATGAGGATAACGAGTGCCGGGTTAGTCGGCATCGGAACCTCTAATCCTGCAAATATACTTTCCATAAAAAATGGAGCAGCTCAATTAGATATAAACACTACAACCTCAACAGTAACTCTTGAGGCTATTGACAGAGGAAACACAGGAAATTCTGTTGACATTGGGTATTATGCAAGAAATGGAAGTCACATTTTTTATAATGGAGCCTATGCCGAGCGAATGAGGGTAACAAGTGGGGGGCAGGTTGGAATAAACACATCTTCCCCCGAACAGTTATTTACAGTAGCAGGAGGAAGCATAAGTGTTAGTGGTAATACAGGATTACCAAGACAAATTTTAGAACTAACTACCGCAAGTACAGTTTCCATAGTAAGAGCATCTTATCAAGGTATGGGAAGTTTCGGAGATTTGGCATTATGGACAGGGGGCTCCGAGCGTATGCGCATTGCAACCAATGGTGCAGTACGCTTCAATGCTTACGGTTCAGGCTCCTTCACCGGTACAGTTGCTTACAACCTTGCGGTTGATGCGAGTGGGAATATCATTGAAACAGCAGGAGGGGTAGTTGATGGTAGTGGTACAGCTAACTATGTACCACTTTGGAGCGACCCCAATACGCTTACTAATAGTACGATATATCAGACAGGAGGTGATGTTGGCATTGGAACAACTTCTCCTCAAACTAAACTACACGTAAGTGGAGATATAACTCTTGGTACTACTCTTTTATTTAGTGGAACAAATTTATATCCACGTCTATCAAGGTCAACGAATGATTTATACTTCTCTACCAATGGTGCCGGAGAAGTAATGAGGATCATAGATGCGGGTAGGGTTGGTATAGGGACTTCTTCGCCGTCATATACATTAGATATTTCTACAGCTCAATCTATAAGAGTTTTAGGCTCATCAACGGGATATACGCAAGGGTCTATTATATTCCAATCATCAACAACCGATACCCCTCAAGCAAGAGGATTAGGGGTGTATGCTTTTAATGAAGGGACAGATGCGACTTGGTTTTATGGTACCGGATATAATGCTGCCGATACATTTGTAATTAATAGAAAATCAGGAGTATCATATCAAGCTTCTGCTGCTGCACCCGGAGAGTCATCTAACTTTTTTGCAATTACTAATGGGGGGAATATTGGGATTGGAACAACAACTCCGGGGTATAAATTAGATGTAAATGGAGTAATAAGGTCAACTATTTCAGGAGTAGGTACATTGAATTTGGGCACAGATACATATACATACACGAATACAGCAGGGCAGGTTATTGCAACTTCTTCACCCTCTTATACATCATCAGGTAAACTTTCATTTAAAGTTTTGACGTGGGGCGTAGGTAGTGATTATGGACCTACAGAACAAATGTACATTGATGTTACAGCTCCTGATACTAAAGCAGCTACTCTCGTAATGCTACCTTGGGGTGGCAATGTAGGGATTGGTACGACTTCCCCGACATCTATTCTTGACGCCTCTCTTTCAGGTGGTGCTACATCAGGATTTAGATTTAAGGGTTGGTCTGATTCAGCAACTCCATACTTACTTTCTCTTGGTACACAAACCTATCAAGATATATTCCAAATCAAGTCTGTAAACGGACTTGTTACAATGGGTATTGTTGGTGCTGTTGGCGCTACTCCTGACTTAGCGTTTCAAACCAATTCTACCGAGCGAATGAGAATAACAAGCGGGGGAAATGTCCTTATAGGAACAACTACTGATGTAAGTGGTGTAGGTAAATTTGTTATTAATTATGCAAGTTCCGATAACTATGGAATAATTTTAAATAATACGTATACCGCTACAAGTAACAATGGATATTTTCAAAGATTTTATAATAACGGAACTGAAATAGGAACATTCTATGCAGGAAACGCAGCAGGTTCCTTATTTAGTATTGTTGGTAAGGATGGATTGTCTTTTGCAACAAATGGTGCACCAATAGGAACAGAGCGTATGCGCATTGCAACCACAGGCGCAGTACGCTTCAACGCTTACGGCTCAGGCTCCTTCACAGGAACAGTCGCCTATAACCTTGCGGTTGATGCTTCAGGTAATATCATCGAGACAGCAGGTGGAGTAGTTGATGGATCAGGTACAGCGAATTATGTACCAAAATGGAGCGATCCTAATACGCTTACGAACTCAATGATTACAGATGACGGAACTACTGTTACGGTGAATGGTGTAAGTACTGTTTATTTTAAAGTTAAAGCATCAACTAATTCCGGTATTGATTTACTTCAAGATACTGCAGGTACGGGATATTTATGGAATAGGGATAATGCTGCAATTCAATTCGGTACTAATAATACCGAAAGAATGAGATTAAATTCTAATGGAACATTATCTATAGGCAATACAAATACTACATTTTTGCTTGATATTGGATCTTCAAGTACGTTTCCATTCAGAGCTATATCAAGTAGTGGAGCAGGATTTCAAATAAATGGTTCCTATGCATATACTGACGCATATAACCATATTTTTCGTTCTTTAAATGGTAGTACAACTTATGCAACTATTGATAATAATGGCAATCTTGGTTTAGGAATAACACCAAGTGCAACTGCAGGAGGAAAGTCAATTAATATAGGCGCTCAAGGTTATGCTTTTAGTGATGGAGTTTCGTATCAATATAATTCAGGTTTTGCAAATAATGCCTATGTAAATGGGAACGGGACTTATGCTGCAATAGTTTCAAGAGCTGCAGGAATACTTGAAATAAATGAAAGTTCTTTTATTTGGAAGCAAGCAAGTAGTGGTACAGCAGGTTCAACATTATCGTTGACTTCAGCTATGACCTTGGATGCTTCGGGGAGACTTGGTATAGGTACGACTTCCCCGGCAGCTAAATTAGATATTGGTGGTGCTACTGTTGGAGCAGTACAAGCAATATTTGGTCGGGGAAATGATGACAATAACTTTACAGTAAGATACACTAACGGAACATCAGGAACAAATAATGCAGTTCAAGGTACTATTGGTTTAGATTATGCCAATGGCGTTTGGGCGGATATGGCTGCCATAAAGTTTATTAGAAATAGTACAGCAGGAGAATTATCATTTTTCACAAGTAGTGCAGCAGCTTCGGGTACAGAGAAAGTGAGAATTACAAGCGCAGGTAATGTTGGCATAGGCACTTCTTCCCCGGCAGGTAAATTAGAAATAGTTGGTTCTTCAGGAGGCTTGTCGTTAAAGTTACCAAGTGGGGAGTGGTATGGAGCATCATCTACTAATAGAATGGCTTTTGACAATCCTAATCAGTTATTCCATACAGGGGGATCGGGTGGTGCTTATAAGTTTAGAAATGCAGCCGATGGAGCTGATGTAATGACAATAACCAATACAGGTAATGTCGGCATAGGCACGACTTCCCCGGCTACATTATTAGATGTAAGAGGTAATGCACAAGTAAAACCAAGCACAGGAACAGATGCAGTTTGGAATAGAGCAAGTAATGATTCAGGAGAGTTTTATTTAGGGATAGATAATAGTGCAGGAAGTGGGTTTACAGGAACCGCCTATGCAAGATTCCTGTATGCAACAGGGGGTTATCCTATAACACTTCATACTAATGGAAACGAGCGAATGAGAATAAATAGTGGGGGGGATATTTGGTTTAAAGGTGCCTCAAGTTCAACAGGATATGAAGCTGCTTTTGAAAATAGCAATTCACTATTCTCAATTTATGGTTCTCGCTATGGTGGTACAGGCAAAGCAATTACACTTTGGGCTACAGGATCGTCTGAGTCAATGAGAATAAATTATACAAATAACGTCCTTATAGGAACAACTACCGATGCAGGGTACAAATTAAATGTAAACGGTAATGCAAAATTAGGTAGTGGTACGAGTTCCTTAGCATTAAAAATAACAGGCGATGATAATTATATTGAGTTTGACAACTCCGGTACATATATAAAAGGAGGAGGTAACCTAACTGTTTCAGCAACAAGCAATTTACTTTTATTTACAGGTGCTTCCGAGCGAGTGAGAATAACAAGTGGGGGGAATGTAGGGATTGGAACAAGTAACCCTAATGCAAACTTAGATGTATATACATCGCAAGGTGGAACTGCAATAGCAGCAACACACGGAGTAGGGGGAAGTTATCCAAAAGCATCAGGTATTTCATTTGGAGCAACATCTACCTCACTTACTGTTTCTAATAATGGAGGAACAGTAACATTTACGGGTGGTGCAGGTATTTATGCTAACAATACTGCATCGTCTAACAACCCAACTGATTTAGTTTTTTGGACTACTCAGTTTGGAAGCCCTGCAGAGCGGATGCGTATAGTAACAGGGGGGAATGTAGGGATAGGTACGAGTAGTCCTTCATATAAGCTTCAAGTAGCAGGAGGGGATATAGCAATTGATTACGGTAGATACTTAAGAGGTGGAAGCGGTGGAGATTGGAACCTGATAAACCTTTATAACGGTGGTACAGGTGATATGGAGATTACTATGTTAAATACGAATTGGTACTTACGTCATAATGCAAATGCAACTTTTGCAGGTAATGTCGGAATAGGTACAAGTAGCCCTTCGTACAAGCTTGACGTAGTAGGAACTACAGCAAGGGTTAGGGATGCAGGAAACGTAAACTATGTTAGCTTATCAATATATGGTGGGGTTTACTTAGGTGGTAATGGAACGGGAGGGGTTAGATATGCAGGAACAGAGACTAACGACAACTTTGCTTTAGTAGCAAACAACAGCGAGAAAGTAAGAATAACAACAGGTGGTTATGTAGGAATCGGTACAAGTAATCCCACTTGTACTTTAGATGTTAGAACTGATAGCGGAGTACTTGTAAAAGGAGCTACAAGTGATATTGATGGAAGAATAGCTCTTGTCCCGGCAAGTGGTGGACGGCAATACGGTCTTCGTAATTATGGGTCAAGCTTTGGTATTAAGGATGAAAGTGCTGATGTAATCAGAATGTATTTTCATTATGATGGTAATACAGGGATAGGTACGACATCTCCGAGTTACAAGTTAGATGTAGTAGGTAATATTGCTTCTAATGCAGGTACGAATGAAGCACAGGTATTTGTTAAAAACAGTACTTCTTCTATTTATTTATTTAACTCATACGCAGGGAACTCATTTGGTATTTTCGATGGTACTGCAGGTCAGCATAGACTTCTTTATGATAGAGCAAGTAACTTTTGGGCGTTCTACACAGGTGCTTCCGAGCGAATGAGAATAACAAGTGGGGGAAATCTACTTGTGGGAACAACGAGTGATGCAGGGTATAAGTTAGATGTTACAGGAACACTTAGAGTAAATGGAAACAACAACACAGCCGTAGCTTTAACAGTAAATGGTTCTGATGCATCAGAAGGCTTGGTGGCTAAGTTTGCAAGGGGAGCGAGCGAAAAGAACTTTTACATAAGCGCTACTAATAACCAATATGTAAACTTAGCTACGGAAGGAAATTTCAGATTTAAAACAGGTATTTCTGTAAATCAGCCATATACTTCAGGTAATGATCCAATGGTACTCACAAGTACAGGTAATGTGGGTATTGGAACATCTTCTCCAACAGTTAAATTACAAGTTTCAGGTACTACGCTTTTTGAAGGAGGGTATGCAAACTTTTTAGCTTCAGGAACTATTGCTTTAAGGATTGGCGCAGATGGTTCTAATGATATTTTTATGCCAAGTGGACGAAACCTTAGCATAAGCGCAGAAGATAATATATTATTTAGAACAAGTGGAGCTTTAACAGAAAGATTCAGAATAACAAGCAGTGGCAATGTAGGGATTGGAACTTCGAGTCCAAGTGGTCAACTTGAAGTATATGAAGGATTCTACAAAAGATTATTTGTTAGTTATCCAAATTCTACTACTACAAGACTATCTATTGGTCATAATTTTTACATTGATAACGACCAATCACCCGAAATAACATCATTTACAAATTCTTCAGGTACTTCTATATTTAGATGGTTGCAAGGAAGTACTCCTACAGAAAGAATGAGATTATCCCCGAGCGGAAATCTTCTTATCGGAACAACGAGTGATGCAGGACAGAAGCTACAAGTGAATGGGAATGGGTATTTCAATGGTAACTTAGAGACAACTGTTGATTTAGTGTTGTCAAGAACAGATGTTGCTCCTGCTATTGTTACTGTAAATGGAAATTTAAGATTGTATAAATCTTCAGGTGCCGGAGCTCAATATAGTTTATCCTATGATAATGACACTATAACATTTAGTGGTTCAATTAAAACCGCAGCCCCAAGTGGAGGAACTGCAGCAACTTGGAAGCTTGGAAGTAGGATATCTAATACGTGCGGATTACCATTAGCATATTCTGACTTTGTTTCTCAATTTATGAATACAAATAAAGTAATTGAGGTAGAGATTGGAGGGGTAACAGTATATATCCCAACAGTCACTCCCGGATGGTGTTAACAATTTTTAAAACAAATAAAACAAAAACAAAATGGCAATCGTTTACAATTGGGTAGTCTCAGCAATGGATGAGTATCCCACAACCCCCGACAATCTCGATGACGTAGTATTTAACGTACATTGGAGAAGAAATGCTACTGAAGTAGTTGGCGACAAAACTTACTTTGCAGATGTGTATGGCTCCCTTCAAGTGCCTGCCCCATCTCCTGCTGACTTCACTCCTTACGAAGACCTAACCTTTGATCAGGTCTGCGGATGGCTTGATGCAGGTCTTGATGTTCCTGCTATTGACGCAGGATTAGCAGTGCAAATTGAGAATTTGATCAACCCACCCGTTGTATCACTTCCTCTTCCTTGGGAAACTCCTCAACCTCAAGCATAATGGGAAATATAAATTCATACGCTACCGATAATAACATATCCTATAACGATAAGCTAATCGGTACAGACGCTGAAGATCAGAACAAAACCAAGAACTTCACAGTGGGGGGCATCCTTGCCCTTCCACTTCCTTCCGTGCCGGTATACGCCAACAACGCTGCTGCACTCGCTGCAGGTCTCGTTGCAGGGAATGTCTACCGCATCACAGGAACTGATTATCTCGGTGTAGTTCACTAACTTTACAATCTAATCTAATCTAATGGATATCAGGAAAATCTCAGTAGGTCCTGACTACAAAGGTGGTGCTATGCACTACCTTGTAGGTCAGAGCGTCCTCAACGACACATACAAAATACACCTTATCAAGTTTGCCCCTGAAGCAGGAGCAATTAGAATCTATATCATAAACGATAAGCAAGAGGTTGTTCTGTGGAAAGAGTTTAACCACACGATTCCTTTAGCCATTGAATATAATATAGACTACTAATGCGCTCTCCATTTAACTTCATCGTAAAACCTGAGTCGGGAACAAGATATAACAACACCAAGGAGATTGGTGGTATAGACCTTATTGTCAACACCTCCGAGGAAGACCATAAGTTCTCTAATCGCCACGCTATTGTCGTTGAAGTGCCCAATAAATATGACGGTCCAATAAGACCGGGGGATACGCTTCTTGTACACCATAACGTATTTAAGTTCTATAACGATATGAAGGGTAGACAAAAAAGCGGTCGCTCCTTCTTTCGTGATGACGTGTTCCTCATCGACCCCGATCAGTTCTTCCTCTATAAGCAAGATGGCAAGTGGCATACCTACGATAGGTACTGCTTTGTAAAGCCAATCCCTGCTACTGAGTCGTATATCAAAAAGCCGTTTACCAATGAACCCCTTATGGGAGAGATGCGTTTCCCCAACGCATACCTTGTTTCACAAGGTATACGTCCGGGTGACAAGGTATGCTTCAAGCCTGACAGCGAGTATGAGTTTGAGGTAGATGGAGAGAAGCTCTATAGAATGTATGATCACCAAATAACAATGGTGTTATGAAAGACGTAAGACAACTTAAAACTGATATTATTGAAGCCGGCCATAGAGCTGTTGAACAGCTTATCAAGGTGGCCAAAGAGGATATCATCAAGCCCGACCCTGATGATGAGCTTGCAGCAGATAGGCTGAAAAACGCAGCCGCTACCAAGAAGCTTGCCATCTTTGACGCTTTTGAGATTTTAAATAGGATTGAATCCGAAAGGGAAAGTCTCGAAATGCTTGATAAAGGAATAAGTAGAACAGATACAAAACAAGGATTTGCAGAACGAAGGTCTATATCGAGTCGTTAAAGACTATGTGCCTCAGATTGCCATATCAAAAAAGAACGGAGTACGTTCTTGGAAGTATGGCTATAATGAGCAGTACGATATGGTGGTTATCTCCAAGACAGGTCAGATTGGAGAAATCATAAATATCGCAGGGCTTTTTATTGCCCTACCTCTTAAACCTAAAGAGTGCTATCGAAGGAGTGAAACTCCATCGGAGCAGTATTGGCAAAGACTTGACCTTCCAAAAGAGCTAAGTAAAATCCAATCTATATTCCAATGGAATGAGTTACCTACCGAGTTTAAGGACCGGTGGGTAGACTATATCGAACAGGAGTTCGATAGAAGGGAGCAGGGCTTTTGGTTTATGAATAACGGAACGCCAACCTATATCCCCGGATCTCATTACATGTACCTTCAGTGGTCAAGTATTGATATTGGTTACCCTGATTACAGAGAGGCGAACCGAATCTTTTTTATCTTTTGGGAGGCTTGTAAGGCTGACTCGCGCTGCTTTGGGATGATATACCTAAAGATCAGACGTTCAGGGTTCTCGTTCATGTCATCCTCAGAGTGTGTGAATATTGCTACGCTTGCCCGAGATTCAAGGGTTGGTATCCTATCTAAAACCGGTGCCGATGCCAAGAAGATGTTTACAGACAAGGTGGTTCCCATTAACAGCAGGCTGCCATTCTTCTTCCGTCCGGTGATGGACGGGATGGACAAGCCTAAAACTGAGCTTGCCTACCGGGTACCGGCTTCAAAGATTACCAAGAAGAACATGACCAACACTGCCGAAGGCAGTGTTGTCGATGGTCTTGATACCACAATAGATTGGAAAAATACTGAGGACAACTCGTATGACGGTGAAAAGCTATTGTTTCTTGCGCACGATGAGAGCGCCAAGTGGCTTAAGCCAAATAATATTCTTAACAATTGGAGAGTAACTAAGACCTGTCTTAGGGTGGGTAGTAAGATTATTGGCAAGTGTATGATGGGTTCCACCTCCAATGCGCTAAGCAAAGGGGGTGATAACTATAAGAAATTGTACGATGATTCGTCAGTAAATAGTCGAAACGCCAACGGACAGACTAAAAGTGGGCTTTATGGATTGTTTATTCCTATGGAATGGAACATGGAAGGGTTTATTGACATATACGGAATGCCGGTATTTAGGAAACCTACAGATCCCATTCTTGGGGTGGATGGTGCCATGATAACCAATGGTGCTATTGACTATTGGGAGGCTGAGGTGGAGTCGCTTAAAAATGATGCCGATGCATTAAACGAGTTCTACCGGCAGTTCCCTCGCACAGAAAGCCATGCTTTCAGGGATGAGAGTAAGGCTGCTATATTTAACCTGACTAAGATATACCAACAGATTGATTATAATGATTCGCAGATTCCTGAGCATTTATATACACGTGGAACATTTCATTGGAAAGATGGGGAGAAGGATACCAAAGTGGTATGGACTCCGGACCCAAGGGGTAGATTCCTTGTTAGTTGGTTTCCACCACCTAACCTTCAAAATAATGTAGCTACCCGAAATGGGTTGAAGTATCCCGGTAATGAACATCTTGGCTCTTTTGGCTGTGACCCTTACGATATATCGGCAGTGGTTGGAGGCCGGGGATCTAACGGATCGCTACACGGAATGACCAAGTACCACATGGATGATGCTCCTGTAAGTCAGTTTTTCTTGGAATATATTGCTCGACCTCAGACGGCTGAGATATTTTTCGAGGACGTTTTGATGGCTTGCGTTTTCTATGGTATGCCGGTGCTTGCAGAGAACAACAAGCCAAGGTTACTATACCATTTTAAAAACAGGGGGTATCGGGCTTTTGCAATGAACCGCCCCGATCGAATACTTAATAAGCTCAGTAAAACAGAACGTGAACTTGGTGGCATTCCAAACTCATCCGAAGAAGTGAAGCAAGCCCACGCATCAGCCATTGAGACCTATATTGAAAAGTATATAGGACTTGATCTAACCGGTACGTACAGATCGCCTGATGAGATGGGTACAATGCCTTTTATAAGGACGCTTGAAGATTGGGCAAAGTTTGATATTAATGATAGAACAAAGCATGACGCTTCAATCAGTTCAGGGTTGGCTATAATGGCAAACCAAAAACACGTATATTTACCTGAGAAAAAAGAATCGAAAATTAGCATTAATTTCGCAAGGTATACTAACAGTGGAACACAAAGTCAACTTATTAGATGAAAGATGTCGTAGTTAATATATCCGCAACAGGTTTTCCCGGTCAGTTTGTTTCTGATGCAGAGAAAGCCTC